AATCAAGGACATAGCGACAAAATTAAAACTAGCACCACAAACGGTAAAGAATAAGGCGGCGCTGTATAGAGTTCGTCGCAAAGAAGGCGAGAGCAATCTCCCACCGCTAGTGGCGAGAAGCAAAAAGGCATATGAAGATCGAACTCTTATGTCTGAATCGGATGCTAAGTTTAGCGGCTTCATGTCAGCAGAAGACTGCATACAAGAACTGCGCCAAGTCGCAGAGGCTCACCCAGAACAAGTCATCTCCAGGAATTTCTTTCGATGTAACGGTGCGATAGCCGAGTCAGTCTGGAACAGACATTTTGGCACCTTCGAAGAGTTCAAACGGCAAGCCAAGATCAAGCTGTCCAGAGCAGCGCATGGAATGGAAAGGAAGATAGCCACCCATGTCAGTCGCGACGTTTATCGCAGACTCGGTGAAGAACGTATTGGCCTAGAAGACAAGTACGTGCGAAACAACGGCAACAAGTACAAGACAATCCTGGTCGGCAGTGATCTGCATGACATCGAGTGCGACCCTTTCTGGTTGCGAGTGTTCATAGACACGGCCAAGCGAGTCAACCCAGACATTATCTGTCTCAACGGCGACATATTCGATCTTCCAGAATTTGGAAGATACAACGTCGACCCTCGCGAGTGGGATGTGACAGGTCGTATCAAGTTCGTCCACGAGAACGTTCTCGAACCGCTACGTGAGGTTTGCCCAGACACCCAGATTGATCTGATCGAGGGCAACCACGAAGCACGAATGCTAATCCACCTTGCAGACGCAACACCAGCACTCAAAGCAGTTCTGGCAGACCTTCATGGGCTGTCAATACCTCAGTTATTGGGGCTGGATCGTTACGAGGTGAACTATATCGCCAAGGCAGACCTGGCGGCAACAAACAAGCACGACATGCGGAAGGAACTAGCCAAGTCGTACAAAAATTACTATGACATATTCATTGCGCATCACTTTGCTCACGGCAAAGAACTTGGTATGCCAGGTTGGAACGGGCATCACCACAGGCACGAGATGTACTCTAAGTTCAGCCCAATGTTCGGAGCTTATGAGTGGCATCAGCTTGGTGCAGGACACAAGCGAGAAGCAACGTATTGTGAAGGTGAGAAGTGGGCTAACGGCTTCTTGATGGCGAATTGTAATATCGAATCAAAATCTACAAACATGGATTACGTACAGATGACCGACTTCTCTGTGGTAGCAGGTGACTGGTACTACAGGACAGCAGAAGAAGGCGCTGGTAACCCTGGGGTGTGGCCGGGTAAATAAGGGTATATTCGTCGCGCTATAATAGCCAGATGAATGAGCGTTATTTACCAATAGAGGCTGAAGCATTTGTCGAGCGAATGAGCGACGCACAATGGGACATTGAAGTCCTGCGTCACATTCCGCTGAAGCAACGACAAGATGAAGCTAGCCTGTATACCACCAAGTGGTGGGACTATCGACCCCTACATCCAGCACATGCGACCGCTTTATTTGCGCAGGCTTATGGAGTAGCATGGCGACAGTCTTATGTCAGAAGAGACGGTTCACAGAAATGGGACATTGTTTCGTATCCGTTTATTGATAGGGTTTGGAATCCGTTCATTGAGGCTCAACCAAGAGCAAGAGGTTTCTGGAAAGCAAGACGATATTGTGATGAGGCTGGAATGCCATACGAGTTCTACTGCCAGCAGTTCTTTAGCAAGGCAGAAGATTACTTCGAAGACCTTCCAAGGCCGCAAGAGATGTACCGCAGAGATGTAATCATTCCGGTACTAGAGGATTGGGGGTTGGTAGCGGCATCGGGAATGCCACAGATGCCACAGCACGAGGATTATTTTTTACGCTATAATAGCCAGCAGTACCAGCATCAAGAAGAATGGGCAGAGGCTTACTCAAATTGGCTAGACACAAAGTCCAGTCCGATTCTTAGTTGGCACTGCCTCAACAACGACAAGTATTTCAGTTCGGAAATGTACGATAATTTTAATAAACAAGGAGCAGGGAAATGTCACGAGACGACGGATTAGCTAAAGCATTGGACGCAGACAGCAGCGGTAGAGTGATGGCTCACACCAAGCAAAAGATGAAGATCAAAAAGGAAGGTCACGATCAACTAATCGCAAAACTAACACCACCTGGCACGACGATCAGGCTAATGATGATGTCTGGCCTGATAATGATTGGTGAGTTGGCAGGCAGTGATCGATTCACAATCTCTCTGCGAGAAGCGGTAATGCTTGAAAGAGACGGTGACGAAGTTGTAGGTCAGAAACTGACCAGCGCAGACCACCATACTCAGATCGTGTATAAGCACAGCATCGAGAGCTTCAACCTGCACGTTCACGGTGATCGAAACAAGACACACGGCCCAGACGACGAAGGGTAATCAATGACGACTGCAACATATTCCTTTGACGAGGAGTTTCAGTCTTGCGTGGTAGCACTGGCCTTACGTGACGTTGACTTCTGTATCAGAACTGACGGGCTCATAAGGCCAGAGTATTTCACCAGTGAGATTGAAGGCTCGCTGTTCGCTATCTGGCAGGATCATTTCCAGACGTATCGCAGGCTCCCAGCAGACCCAGGTGTTATCAAAGAGGTTCTGACTAAGGGCATCAAAGAGTCTCGAATCAGAAAGGACATGATTCCAGATGTCAAAGGCAAACTGGCTGAGCTAATCGCTCTCAAGATTGCCGATAGCGAATTCATCATTGATAAGGTGGCAGAGTTCGCCAAACACCAGGCTCTATCCGACGCAATTCTTCGCTCAGTCGATCTGATTGAGAAAGGGGACTTCGATACAGTAGAGGAAGTCGTGCGCAAAGCTAATGAGGTGGGCTGTGACGACACCTTGGGTGCATATGACTACGTTGGTGAGTCTTTGGGCAGAAAGACGCTTAGAGACGATATGGCAGCGGGCCGCATTGTCCACAGTGGCATACCAACAGGCATCGGTCCGATGGACGCAATGCTTTATCACAGAGGCTGGGGCAGAAAAGAACTCAGCTTGATTATGGGCGGTGCCAAGTCTGGTAAGACAACCATGCTGATCGACGCTGCACGAGCAGCCTGCTTGCTTGGCTTCAATGTCTTATATGTGACGCTTGAAGTGGCCTCCAAGATCGTAGCTGAAAGGCTCGACGCCAGCATATCCGAGATACCATTCACAGAGGTAGCCGCTCGAGCAGAGGAGGTTCACGATGCTATCAATGCAGCGATGGCAAAGGGTGGTATATTCAAGCTGCACGAATACCCTTCTGGCTCGATGAACCCACAAGACCTGAACAGATTGATTAGCCGATATCATTCGATGGGAACCAAGTTCGACCTCGTTGTGGTTGACTACGCTGATCTGATGGTGCCGACGAGGACAATGGATGATGTGATTGAGAATTCCAAGCGCATCTACATAGACCTACGTGGCATCGCACAAGAACACGACCTTGCCATGCTCTCAGCTACGCAGACAAATCGTGAGGGCATGAAGGCGGCCGTAGCCAAGATGACTGACATCTCGGACGATATCGACAAGGCTCGAACGTGTGATTTACTAATTTCAATCAACGCCACGGCCGACGAGGTGACCAACGGAATCAGAAGGTTATATTTTGCAGCTTCCAGAAACCAGGCTGCCGATGTAACAATCAAGGTACAGACCGCGCTTGATCGTGGCAAGTTCATAGCTAAGATATTGGCGGTCGAATAATGGACGGTAGTTTAACGAGGAAAAACACCAGCCAAGTGAGTGCTGGAGTCGCGGGTTCAAGGCCCGCCCGACCAACCAAATGCCGAATTAGCTCAGTTGGTAGAGCAACTGCCTTGTAAGCAGTTTGTCCGGGGTTCGATTCCTCGATTCGGCACCAACTTAAGGGACACTAACAATGATCTCAACACTAACAATCCTCATGTTATCGTTCATTCAGAATGTTAGCTTTACGATGGTCAGCCGATCTCGTAACAGGGACAATATGAGATATCACGCTATCTGTTCCACGTTTAGCAATGGCATTTGGTTCCTGACGATGCGTCACCTTGTGGCAGCAGACCTTGTATTGTGGTTGATTGTTCCGTACATCATAGGTACGGTAAGCGGTTCAATATTTGGTGCTACAGTATCAATGAAGATCGAGAAATTTCTCGGCGCAAAAACGTAAAGCAGGACCAGTCCTTTATAGTGCGGCCTGGTGGTAGAGCGTGGTACGCATAAGCACAAGAGGGTAATCAATGGCGTCTGAATTAACAGAGGCTCTAAAGCATCTCGACATGATCGACTTTCTGGAACACGAAGGTATCGACTATAAGGAACGAACGGGATCATCAGGCCCACAGTTCAACATTCAGGAATGTCCAGCTTGCGGTGATCGAAAGTGGCGAGTCTGGATCAACCAAGAGACGGGCCTGGGCAACTGCTTCCACGGTGACTGTCACCAAAAGACCTTCAACAAGTATTCGTTCATACGAGAACAGCTAGGCAACCCGCCAGCAAAAGATGTCGTCACCTATCTCAAGAGATTGGCGGCGAGGCACGGCTGGAAACCAAAGCGAATTCCAAAGGCAGCACCAGCGCCAGTAATAACCGGCGAAGTTCCGTTTCCAACGAGATGTGTGCCGACTCCAGACGAGTTCGGCAATCATATGCAATATCTTAGCGACCGTGGAATTTCAGCCGAAATGTCTCGTGAGTTCGGTTTGTGTTATTGCGACGGTGGAGAGTTTCGGTGGCGGAATTTTCCAGAAGAAAGGGAAGGAATTCAATACTACGGGGAACGGGTCGTCATTCCCATCTTCAACCTAGATGGCCAGCAAGTTACCTTCCAAGGGCGGGATGTTCCAGGTCTTAGTGATCGAAAGTACCTGTTCCCACCAGGCTTGCCAGCGAGTGGACGCTTTCTTTACGGTGGTAATCTTGTAAAAGGGAAGAAGGAAGTTGTGGTCACCGAAGGTGCGTTCGACTGTTGGTCTGTCCTGAACGCCATGCGAGCGGATGTCGACCTCGCCAACGTTGGCGTAACAGCTACCTTTGGAATGCACTTGTCTGATAATCTTTCTTCCGATGGTGACGATCAGGTTGGCTGCTTTGTGAAGCTACAGCGCCTGGGATTGCAACGAGTGACCTTCATGTGGGATGGCGAAAGACGCGCCCTCAAGAAAGCCCTTGAAGCAGCAATGCGACTACAGAGATTGGGCCTAAGAGTTCGAGTCGCGATATTACCTGACGGTAAGGACCCGAACGAGATGCGCCCGGAAGAAGTAATCAACTGTTACTATAGCGCAAAAGATTTAGCCATACCAGGTCAAAAAATGGAGTTGCTTAGGCAACTGCTATAGCCGTGATGTTTTCGACTCTTATATATGGCATACTTTGCAGATCGAAATAGAAACATACGGTTGGAGGTGACCAATGGCATTAGATTTCAGCGTACAATCGTTACAGTTCCGACGTAGAAACAAGCAGGGTAAAATGACTTTGCGCTACGTTTGGGATGTAGTGAGCCGAACAGACTCACCAGCACGAATGTTAATAGAATCCTGGGGTGGCAAGCCAGATGGGTATATAAGAACGTTTGGTACGGACTTGTTACTTGGCAAGTATCTTTCAGGTAGAGTAGCAAAGGGTTCTGCTAGTGCGAGTGACGATGACATTGATTTGGATTTGGTCGGCGCTGCTGACTACAGCGTTTCTGGACCGCTGAATAATCTTGGCAAGGCTCTTGGAGCATCCAACCACGAGAAGGCAAAACTTAGATTGCAAATTACAGGCGCTGACGACGAGTGGGACGAACACGCCTGTCTCAATAACACCATTGACGGCATTGTGGATTTCGATGACGATGGTGTCACCTGTGACAAATTGAATCAGGCGATGGCGTCGAGAGTGAAGGCGACATTTAAGAAGGGCGGTTCATATGCAGAACAGGTTGTTGCCATTGACAATTTTATGACTTCCGCCACTGACGATTTGTCGGACGTATTAGGTGGCGAGCCAGTGGTTTACGCGCCAATGGATAGAGAAAGAATCGCAGAGGTTATACAAGTGGCTGACGGTCTGCGAGAGAAAATGGCGGTGTCTGCTTATACGACGCACAGAGAGCCGACACCAAAAGTAATCATACCAGAGCCGGTAATTGAACGCGGCGTAGAATGGGGAGGTTGGGCATGAGCATAAAGATAGCAGAAAAGAAAGCTGAAGCGGAAGAGAGAGAAGGATTCTTTTCCATTGAGTTGTTCGCGAAGATAAAGAAGTATCTTCACACGGCGAAGAAAGATGATCCACCTGTGATTGGCACGACAGAGAACTTCTGCGAGCCTGATCCACCGCGAGAAAAGAAGAAGCTCGGCATGGTTGTATCTCAACCGGTCAAGAAGAGTCTGTCAATGAAGGACGCTCTGGCAGAAACGTCATCAGGTCATGCTGATCTGGTCAACAAATTAATAGAGGAAGAAGCCGATGAGTAACAGCAAGGCAGTTTTGGAAATGATTGAGGAGATCGGGAAATGGCCCGGTCGCAAAGACAAAGAGGTGCTGATGAAGGCCAATCTGAACGATGAACTGTTCAGGGCAATCGCAGTGCAGGCTCTTGACCCAATGATTACGTTTGGTATCAAAGACCTTTCGTTCTTGGACGATGTATCTGAGGCAAAAGCTGGCGGGTTACATCTGGACGCCGACACCTATCGCGATACCACTTTCTTTCGATTGTTGAAGGGGTTGGCCGACAGAACGTTGACTGGCGGCATCGCCAAGTCAAAAATCAGAGAGGTTTACGATGTGTATGGGGAGCAAAGTCGGCAACTTCTGATTAAGATTCTGTCGAAAAGCCTCGACTGTGGTGCGAGTGCTAATACAGGGAATCGTGTACGGCCAGGGACGCTGTTCTCTTTTGATGTGATGCTGGCGCACAAGTTCGATGAGGCAAAGATTGAGTATCCGATCAGAGTCGAGCCGAAGTATGATGGTATGCGCCTGATTGCCATTGGCAACCAAGACGGGTTCGAGTTCCGTACCGATCAGCGATAATGTCATCAACTCCTTGAAGACCATGTATGAAGAGGGCATCGACGTATGGAAGCCTGAGACGCTGATGGTGTTTGACGGCGAACTTATGGGTGAGAGTTTTGCTGACACCATGAGACAGGGCCGCAAAGCCGGTCACAAATTCGAGAACGGCAAGTTCTATTGCTTCGACGCCTTCCCGCTCGAGGTCTTTCAGCAGCTTCGTAGCAAGCCAAATCCGTCAGCACCATACGAGGTCAGACACAAAGAGTTGCGACAGGTGTACGACGCTGCTTGTCTCGGTGAAGATGATGGTGTCATACTGCCGCCAAGCTACATCATTCGCAAGTTCGAAGAGGTTACTAGCTTCTACGACGGCGTGAGAAAGCGTGGTCTGGAAGGTCTGATTCTCAAGCGAATGAACGGGCTGTATCATCCACGCAGGAACGTCGACTGGATGAAGATGAAAGGCCAGGAAGAAGAGGATGTTGTCATCGTCGATGCCGAAGAGGGCCAGGGCAAGTTCGTAGGAATACTTGGCGCTATCGTCGTTGACTTTAACGGCGTCAAAGTGAACGTTGGCGGTGGGTTCTCTGCCGAACAAAGGGTCGATCTATGGAAGCAGTACAACGAAGGCACCCTGGTTGGTAAGGTTGTCGAGGTCTGGTTTCATGAGGTCACACCAGATGGCAGCATGAGGCACCCTCGATTCAAGTGGTTCAGAGAAGACAAAGACGCCTACGATATCGAGAAAGATAAGGGCGCTCCCACCACGGGAGAATGGGGCTAGGTAATACACAAACTCCCTGCCCCGATGGTCTGCGTTTGCTGTACCATATACAATGAGTCGAGCAGACGCAGACCAAAACTAGCCGGAGGTGGTTAATGAGATTGACAAAAGTAGAAGTCCTGAGAGAGACCGTAAAGATTGTAGTCTCGGCTCTGTCAGAGAAGACCGTACCAGTGACACAAGCTGGCTCGCGGGCCTTCGTCGAGTGGCATCCAGTCACAGGCCAACCAAAACGAATCAACATTCCGTACGTTCCAGATAACGCATCTGATCGCCTCATCAAAGCTGTGCAAGGCTTTGTCGATCACGAGTGCGCCCACGTTCTTTTCACGGACTTCAACTGCGTCAAGTCGGCAATCAAGTCCGGTGCAGGAATGGTGGGCAACATTCTGGAAGACACTTATATAGAGCGCGAAATGAAAAAGCTCTATGCCGGGTCAAGACACAATCTGCTAGAGGTCTGGGGTTTCATAGCCGAAGAGATGTTGCAGAAGCCTCTCGACGCTGCCATTGATGAAGGCCATCGAGCGAAGATCGTAGCAACAGGTCTTCCAATTGCAATCCACGCATGGGCGGGCAACGAAGCTGCGGAAGAGTTTATGGAAACACGCTGGGAGGCTTTCGAGGACATCAAGAAAATTATCGGCTCTGATATCATCGAGCAGATACCTACCATCGAGAGTTCGCACGACGGCTTGCTACTGGCAGTCGCCATCAAGAACAGGTTGATGGAGTGGAAAGAGCGAGAGGAGAAAGAAGAACGCGAGCGCCGTAAGAAAGAGCGAGAGGAGAAAGAAAAAGCAGAGGGTGGCGAGCCAGACCCATCTGGTGAATCAGAGCCAGAAGAAGGCGATGGCCCTAGTGATCCAAGTATGGATGACGTACTCGATCCTGAAACAGAAGAAGGTAGTGAGCCAGACCCTGACGCGCCGTTCGATGACGAAGGCGAAGAAGATGATCCGGGCGACGATGACTGTGAAGAAGGACGAAGATGATGCCGACGACGAGGGTGAAGACGACGAGGACGAAGATGATTCCGACACACTTGATGGCGGAGACAAAGCAGACGCCGGAGAAGATGCTTCTGACGGAGACTCGTCCGACGAAGATGGTGAAGAAGGCGAAGACACGGAAGAAGAAAGAGGGTCAACCTCACCAGAGGGTCCTCCCAAGTCATCTGAAGAAGAAGCGGAAGAAGAAGAGGACGAAGAAGACGAGCTAGAGGATTTTGAATCTGAGGCCGAAGAGATTCTTGAGGCTATGGACGACATGGAAGACATGGAAGGTCTTACCAATGAGTTGATCGGCGAAGAGATGGATAAGGCTCTGGCGTCGTCTGACTATTGGCCGCTCACTAAGGACGCAGATGTCATTGAGCGTTACACACCTAAAAAGACGAACGCCTCATACGTTCGTAAGCGCCAAGAGGACATCTCCAAACACATCGGCCATATCACAAAGCGCCTTCAACGAATGATTCAGGCTAGAGCATACGACAGAAAGATACCAGGCTTTCGATCCGGTAAGTTGGACGGTTCAGCATTGCATCGCGTACCAACGGGTGACGATAGAGTATTTAGGCGAGTACACAGAATGACAACGAAGGACGTTGACGTTCAGTTGGTAGTCGACCTCTCTGGATCAATGTCAGGATCGAAAGTTGAACTGGCAACTGAGGTTGCTTATGCGGTTGGATTGCCGCTTGATAGACTTGGGATCAACAATCAAATAGTCGGCTTCACAACGAAGGACATGAGCTTAGTCTCAAACCATAGGGATATTGTCGACAGACAGGACGGTAAACGGCCATCCAGATACGAGCCGATTTACATGCCAATACTGAAGGACTGGAACCAGAATTTCACAGCAGACAGACAGTCGGCAGTAATCATGGCGGCTAAAGATGTCAGACTGAGAAACAACATCGACGGCGAATGTATCGAGTACGCTGGTCGGATGTTGTGGGCACAACCTGGTTCCAGGAAGTTGATGATCGTATTGAGCGACGGTTGTCCGTCTGCACACGGTGATTACATGGAGCAAGCGGTTCATCTCAGACGGGTTGTCAAACGAATGGAGGCAATGGGGACTGAGATATTTGGGATAGGCATCATGGATGAAAGCGTAAATAGATTCTACAAGAATGCCGTGGTTATCAGAGAGATGGAGGAAGTCTTGACGACCGTCATGGGTGTGCTTGAGGCGATGCTAATGAGGGGTGCAGTATAGCCTACGGGAGAATTTGCGTTCTTATACCAGTGGTGTAAAATAGCCAAATCAACTATAAATATTCAATGAGTGAGGTGGAAACATGAGTGAGGAAAAAATCGTATGTCAGATTTGTGGCGCAGAGGTTCACGCTATCAAGAAGCATCTTCTGGCCGCACACAAAGATGACGACTGGAACCTTGAGAAGTACAAGGAAAAGTATCCAGACGCCCCTATCATATCCGCAAGAGTCCAGAAGATTCTTGACGAAACCGCCGCAAAGAAACTGGATGAGGCTCGCGAAATAGGTGACAACGATTCTCGTGCGCCATTCCATGAGGTCTTCGGACTTGGCATAGCACCAGAGGCTATGACGCCATCAGGCAACCCCATCAGCATCACGTTGTTAGGTAAGCACGACCATCAAGACATGGTGCCTGAAATAGATCGAAATTACGTCTACAACATTGGCCTCACAAAGATCATTCTGATGGGCCTGTCAGAATCGATGCCCGTCTATCTCTGGGGACATTCTGGAACTGGTAAGACAACCGCACTTGAGCAAGTATGCGCCCGCATTAACCAGCCGATACTACGAGTGCAGCACACCCTCAACACAGAGGAGTCGAACATTCTGGGTCACATGGTTCTGCGAGGTAGCGAAACCATGTTCAAGCCAGGGCCGTTGCCATTGGCAATGAAGCACGGCTGGACATATCTCGCTGACGAATATGACTTCGGCGTCCCACACGTTCTGTCCGTCTATCAACCAGTGCTGGAAGGTAAGCCGCTGGTCATCAAAGAAGCTGAAGGTGAGTGGCGTGTGATTAAGCCGCATCCAAACTTCAGGTTCGTAGCGACTGGTAACACGAACGGCGTTGGTGACGAGTCTGGTCTGTATCAGGGAACGCAATTGCAGAACGCCGCCAACTATGAGCGGTTCGCAATTGTCGAGAAGGTAACATATATGATCCCGGAAATTGAGACTCTGATATTGCAGTCTCAGGCAAATCTACACAAGAAGGATGCAGACTTGTTGGTGAAGTTCGGCAACAAGATTCGCGCCGCAGTTGATGCCAGTGAAATGTCGATGCCCATATCACCGCGAGCCCTGATTCATGCCGGTAAGATCGGCACGATGCGAGGTGACTTCGTGAAAGGTCTGGCTCTGGCGTACATCAATCGACTATCAACGGTTGACAGAGAAGCAGCGAGGCAGCTAGCGCAACGGATATTCGCATAAGATGCTACCCGCCAACGACAAGTTTCGTAAGTGGCCTTCCATCGAGAAACTGGTATGCGGAATAGCACACAAGGTTTACAGTCGAGTCATGGCTGCCAGG